GGTGCCTTGGATGTTTAACGTAGCGTTTTCGGTTAGGGTTTGGTTGTTTGGTGGTGATGTAAGCGTGCATTTTGGTGGTTCGTTGAGGAGAGTGATTACGACAAGGCCGTCACCTGATCGTACACCTGCGGTTGTGGAACCGTTAGCTAGATTGCCGTAGTAGGATGAACCGCCGCCTCCTCCGTCATTACTGCCGCCACTTTGGTAGCTCCCCGCGCCTCCACCCCAATAACCGCCGCCTCCACCTCCGCTTAATGCTGCTGCATCTCGACTATCACCACCAAGGCCATAAACGCCGTTATACGTACCGCCCGCCGTTTGCGTACCACCTTTTCCTCCATTACCTCTTCTGTTCTCTGCATCTCCACCTACTAAGCCACCGCCGACACCGCCGTCTCCTCCCGGTCCAGCGCCTCCGCCTCCACCTGCTACAATTAACCTAGACCAAAAGGAGAGATTGTTCAGTCGAACATCAGACGCGCCGCCCCCACTTCCGCTACGCCCGCCACCTCCTCCATTAAAGCCGCCTTCTACTGGGAGTGAATTAAGTGTTTTCCCTCTTCCTCCCACAAAAATATAAAAGGTGCTTGTTGAAGAAGGATTATATTCACCCGAAGCATATCCACCTTTTCCGCCTTTAAGGTCAGCGTAAGTACCGCCCTCAGCTCCCCAACATTCAAATTTTATTTTTGTAGCATATTGAGGGACCATAAATACTTCAGGCTTACCCGTATACTCAAACGTGTAAGTAGTACGTCCATGAGCATCCTTACCAATTTTCCCTTTCGTCAACTCGGCGTTGAAATCCGTCTGATTCCCTTTATCATCGCGAACAGAAACCGTAAAAGGTATTACGCCTGCCGTAATATCAGCGTTTTTAAACGTATAGCTAACAGGTTGATTCTTAGCTATCGTAGTCCAAGCCTGTTTGACCACGTTGTTTAGTTTAACTTGGTATTGCAACGTATCGTCTGGATCGGCGTCATTTGCCGTGATGTTTACGGTGAAATCGTTAGTGCCGATGTTAATACATTGGTTCTCGGTTAAGGGCTGGTTGTTTGCTGTAAGGTTGATAGTTGGGACAGAGTTCATATCCCATATTAATTTAAAATCGAAAACATCACGGTATCCATAAACTGGCGGTGCAGGTGTATATGTGTAGGAATACCTACGCCGAGAGTTTGTTACAGTAAAATCAAACCCTTTAGTATTGGATTTGATAGTTTCTGGCAGAGACCTATCATTTGAAAGGATGGCGCCGAGTCCTAAAGCAATTATTCCAACAACATACTCCCTTTCCGCTAGTAACTTTATGGGAGTTAATCCGAAGCTAATCCATGAGTGTGTGGTGCCTTGGGGGATTGACTTTGTTGATATTGATATCATCTTTCCCGTGTCATCCCATAAAGCAATTGATACATTTTCAGAATAAGGTTTCCCATTACTGATTTTTGCCTCTATCGCGGATAAAGTGATGTCCTGATTAACCGTAAACCCATTTGCATATTGTTCCATACCACCAGTAGAACTATGAACAACTCCTGCATTAGAAAATATAACTGTACCTTTGCTCAAAGGTCTGCACCCTCCTTCTGATGATATCCGTTGCTTAGATTTATAAGCATTCTTTCAAATGCCATCTACAAAACCTCCAGCCTTTTATTAGCCTCGTCATACCAACCCTCTGTAAGCATGATGTCGTCTAGTGTTGCAAAATTCTCAAAAAACACATTGTCCGTAAAATTATTAAACACCGCATCTTTTATCGTCTTCACATCAATCTGCAAAGCCGAAATAGCTACTGTGTGCTGCTCTAGTAGCTTGTGGGCATCGTCTATTCCTTTTTCCCACCTATTGATATCCGTTTCAGTGACAGGATCATCATAGTTCCAATCTAGTTTAGGATTATAAGGCATCAGTCGTTGGCTCCTCTCACTTCAAATTCAAACCGAAATTCTAATGATTGATCACTTAACACATCTACATTAGCCGTTCTTTCCGTAATAAGATTGCCTGCCTCATCTAGTAGTTTTAGGGAAGATACCTTCGTGATCCCGCTAACCGGCTCCGTTATGACTACAATCTTTCTTCCCTCTCTTTTAGCAGACCTCAATTGAACCGTTTGATTATTTACGATCAGACTTGCGGCACGAGTTGCTAAGTCCTCCTCAACTCGTGCCAAATAAGCTTTATCCATTAAATCACCACCTCGTCTTGATCTTTAAGAGGAGTCATACCAACTCGAAACTCATGTACCCTGTGGTAACGTTTCTGATTGATTGTAATTCTTTCATGAAACACAATCTCGTCTGACACTGCCAACTGCGGCATGAACACATGTGGGACTCGCTTTCGCTTATGAATATCATGCACCCACGAGGCTACGTCATAAATTGACCATAGGGGAACCGAGATATAGAAATAGCCTGTATCTGGGTTTTCCTCTATGAGAACGTGATCAGCTGCCTGTTCTTTGATAAAAAGTCTGGTAGTACTCTCTGCTAACGCTGGCGTAAAGGGCAAACGCTCCCGATACTTTGCCATGACACGTGCACGCCGCGTCTCATAGGAATCACCTTGCTTGGGAGTAATCTGAAACATATCCTCCCAATACGGCAGTCCCCATGTAGATGTTGTGATCATCATTTGCCGCTCTAAGTCTAGCTTGCGAGCCTGTTGGTACTCTCTCTCAGCTTCTCCTGCCTCAAAATGATGCACCGCCGCCTGATTCTCATACCAATAGGGTGGCAGCATCGTCCGATATTTTTCTGGAATCATCATCATGGCGTACTCACCTTCACATTTTTCACAATCGGTATGGTTGAAAAGGTGAGATCAATATTTTCCTGAGCATTATTTAGCAAAACATTCCGATAATCTATTACACCAGCTACCTTAAACAAGCGATAGATTTCAGAATAAAGGATCTTCTTGCCCTGCTTATTAATATATTCCACAATGTCAGCTTGTATTTGCTGTTTTATTTCGTCTACAGATGCAGAGGACTCCCACTCCAGCAAATCTCCGCTGACTGTTACTTCCAATGCTTTCGCTGCCTGAATCACTAGCTTGTCGTTTAAACTATGCTTATTTGGCTGTGCTAGATGCTTTGTTACAGCTTCTACTAAAGCTTCATCGGCTGGTTGCCCTTTTTGGTCGGTTAACGCAATATGCACTGTGTTTGGTGCTTCACCCCAGATAAACAGCTCTCCTACATTGGGCACTTCTTTTACCCAGCGTCTGTAATCGTGCTCAGCCCCTGATCCCTCCTCTTCCCCCGCCTTTGCAATCAAGCGTTGGCGATACAGGTCATCTGGCTCAGCCGTTTTTCTCTTCACACCTAAAAACACTCCCCAGGCGTCCAAAAATTCCCCGTCTGCCCACGGTAGATACCATTGCAAAAAGCGATATTCATCCAATTGTTGTTGCTCAGATATTTCTAGTGCGAGTGGGTAGTGAAAATCATAAAAAATTTCGCCTTCTTCTGGGGAAGGGGGCGTCTCACCACGGGCCCGAGCAAGTTCATTCGCTCGATTATACATCCGTTGGTAAATCTCTTCGGCTGTTTCGCGTAACAGCGGCATGTCTGGTTTTTTTACTTCTGGCATCTCTATCACCGCCTTTGTAATTGGAGAGCCGATTTTTCGGCTCTCCTATCAAAAAACGCCTACTCATCACATATGAGAGGCGCTCCTTACTTTTTATTAACCTGATCTGCTAAAAACTCTGCCACTGGTAGCCTGTATGCTTCAGGCAGAGTTTTTGTTGTATTTTTCACTGGTTCGATTGCCCATTCGCCTGACTTTACTAGGTATGCATAGACCGGGATCATGTATGGTTTTACCATATTTTTATTCCTCCCCTTTTAGCTGTTTTATTTCTGCTTGTAACACTGCGTTTTCTTCTTTTAATTCCTGATACTGTCCTTCTAAGGATGCAATAGCATCTAATGCAGCTATCACTTCGGGAGAAATCATATCCTCCTTTAGCTGCTCCTGTAACAAATCCGTAATCCTTAACGCCTTCATATTTATCACTCCTAATTAATCAAAGGAAAGTCCAAATCCATCGCATTCAATTTCCCCTAAGCTGTCATTCGCGTTTATAGTTATCCTGACATCCAATGCCCAGCTATCAGCACTTTTTGTTTTATTTTTAAAGGCGTGGTATTTCCCTTGGGTATATGCTTCGGTAATATTCTCCCATGCTGGTTCCTCATCTAATGCGTTGTTGCAAGCTTCCATTTTCAGAGATGCTGGTAGTTTCCCATCTGAAGGAAGTTTAACTTTTGCCCGAAACACCATTCTTTCAGCTGCTAAACTTGTCGTTATGGGCTTCTTCAATTGGAACTGAAGAACGTTGCCAATTTTTATGCTTCGGGCCGTAGACCATACTCCCTGAGCTCCGGTGGTTGCATCGACGGGGGCCATTCTCCAGAAATAGGTTTGACCTTCTTGAAGGTCGGATTGTATGGTGTATCGAACGGAACCGCCTTCATAGCTTGAGGTAACGCCCTCGTCAGTGATAGCTTGATAGTCTTCATTTAAAAGTTTGGCTTCCCATCCTTGAATATCTTTGTTGCTTCTGAATGTTTGTACGTTTTTTGTAAAGCCGGCATCCTCCGCAAGCTGAATCATGAAATGCTGGTTATCTTTTTCTAGATCATTTCCAATTACTGCTTCAAAGCTCGGCTTAGTACCCGTTCTTCGTGTGTCCTCTGGGCCGATTATAATTAATCCGCTGGGAGGGGGGTTCATCAACATGTATTGTTCACTCGCTTTACTCAATACTTCCGATTGATTAAATACATGTACGATATAACGGTAAAAAGTATTTTCTTCAATTATTCCAGGTGGTACACTGAAAAAGGATTGGTTAGAATTCACAATCCCACTGTTATATACTGGAAGACCCCTATCATCAAATACCTTGTAAATCGCTACTAGATAAGCTTTTTGAGTATCATTCTTGTTTGGAGCCGTAAACCTCCATTTAATGGTTGGGGTCTGCGTAGGAATAATAGCCGGTGATTCCAACGTTCCAGCAGGAAATACATCACTTGGTGGATTTGGTTGTTGGGGGGTTTCTACAATAAATTCGTTTGAAAAACCAAAATCGCTGCTTCTGTTTACATACCGCCCGCCAGTTTTCACATATGCTTGTATTCGATACACTGCATTATTAGAATCAGCTCCAGTAACTTTATGGGTAAAAGTCGTCTTGTCATAATCATCGGGGGTAACTTTTACAAAGCTGACCTTATCTAATGAATATGACAGAGCGTAGAAAACTTTGTTTGGATCAGGTTTGAACCCTGTAGGTGGAGTTGGGGCTACTACTGAAGACCATTGAACTGTTACTTCAGAGCCTACCATTACTTTCTTAGGGACTGTTGTAAAAATAGGTGTCGGAATTATCTCTTCTGGTATTTTGGTCACACCTGCTGGATTACAAACAAATAAATCAATTTGAATATCTGTATTTTGATGATTAACTACCGCCCCTGGAAGATTATTTAAAGTGAATTTCCATGTATTGGGTCCTGAATTTGTTATCTTTATACCACCTGTATACTCAGTAGAAGACCCTTCACTCTTCCAATGAACAGCTCTTATGAGTCCCAAAAGGACTTCGTCTGTTCGTAACGATCGACTTAAAACCATATTACTGAGCGTTACCGAAGCATTAGGTTTTGTCTGTTCAAACGTAGCAGTAACAGACCTCAATTTCAGATCTGTACTAGATGGTATTGTCTTACCTTCCTCTATCAGCTCAATAGACAGAGATGCATTACCTGTATTTATTCCTTGTCTAGTTGAGATGAACCCAGAAGGGTTTGAAGTAAATGCCTTCCCTGAAATTCCTGATGGATTTGGGAAATCATCATGAATGACATTTCCTGCACCGTACACCTGATCAACGAAATATGTTTTTGTTGCGTCATCTGGATTTACACGAGAATATCTAGGATAGACTTTATCAAAGTTTTTTATCATAAGATTATTACATGATGTACCAGTAAGATCATTTAGTACGTTTGCAATCGATCCATCACTGCCGTTACCTGTATGGGCTTTATCCACTTTTGTTAGGTAACAAGAGTCATAGCCCCCTGAACCACCACTACCGATAAATAATGCTAAGTTCCTAGTAGAATCAAAGACCCCAGCTATACCGCCTGCCCCTCCTGTCGTTTTATCGACACCACGGCCTTCAGCTTGTCGCCATTCAAAATGAGAATTTGCTGCATTTTTTCCTTTTGCCCCTACCACGATTTTTAACGCTTGTCCCGCAGTAAGATAAATATCCCCTGTAACCTCAGACCCTTTTCCCCCAAGTGAATAGACTCCCTCACTATTTTGAGTACCTATCCCCCCTCCTGCTCCCATTGCCACAACTCGATACCGCCCTGTTTTCGGAACTGTCCACGTCTGAACAGCTCCCGTATAATTCCATGTAGGCATTTTGTTTACTCCTTTCTATTCGTTACGCAAGATATAGCTTTCGATTGTCCTTGTCATATTTTCCTTTTTGCAAAGTAATGTCATCGATCGTCTCAAACGTTTCTATAAACAAGTTAGCAGTCACACCGTTTAGAGTTGCTTGTGTCCACATTTCGAGTTCCAGCGCAATATCAACCATGTTAATGCGAATAGTCCGTAGTGCGTCTTTGTTCAGTTGTCCGTTATCCTGTATTGTCCCTAACGCCCGCTCAATCTGCTCCGTATTTGTAAGACACGCTGCCTCCGTATTCGCAATCCTCTTCAAGAAAGATTCATTCGCCAACTGCGGGGTAAAATACGTAGGGTTAGATATATCCTCACTGACAAGCTGAATCTTACCTGTTAATTTACCGGCCTCGCCTTGGTATTCCATTAGCAAACCTCCTCCCAGTCATAGTAGAATTCCTCATTGGGTCCAATCGTTTTTAGCCCAAATGTCTGAATCGCTAAAGCCTTTCCTGATTCATCTACTAAAGCCGCCTCGCTGAAGGCATTCCCAGGTATCTTGTCGTGTGTCAATGTAAGGGAGAATCTCACAATGCCGTCCCCTGGATAGGAATGAGCCTCGATAGGAATAACGATGACCCTTTTAAATAAATCCACCTGTTTAGCTGTCAATGCTTTATCCTTTACGGGGTTGCTGGGATCATGCCCCCCTGTGCCAAAGGCTAAGCTGGCTACTTTAGGAAATGCCGCATCTCCCGCGAAAGCCTTTGCCATACTGTTTCTACCGTGCAACGTGGTTAGCTGTGCCACTACACAATCACCATCCTTTTTATACAAACACCGTCTTTGCGGCGTACTTGAATTTTTGATTTATGGGAGCCGCCAAATTGTTCAATCTGTAGGGGAGTAGCCCCGATTCCTTGGATTGCCCAGGAGCCATCTATAGGCAAGGTATTTATGGGATAGCATTCATTTTCTGTCCAATCTGGTGATGCTACCTTATGGTTAATTCGTGTTATTTTGACGTTAATCCGCTCTCTTACTGAAATTCTTCCGCCTTGAAAACTCATTTTCCCGTCTACCGGGACTGTTCCGTCGATGGGAAATGAATTAGGTCCTGGAAATAACACGCTTTGTACCAGTCGTATTGGGAGCTTGCTTTGATGATGAAAATCCCCTTGCATAGCAAGTGTTACGCGCAGGCTGGAGCGAACCCCTGCTAATCCGATCGGCCAGCCATGGATTGGGTTACTGTACGGGAAATAAAAAGGCGTCCCGAAGTAGTGACGCTTTACGTATCCATATCGCATGCGATGTAGGATTTCTTTACCTGTGGACGACCATGTTCCATCGATAGGAGCCATCCCGTCTATTGGCAGTAAAAAAGGACCGGGAAACTTCGAACGAGATAAAACCCTGCTGCGACTCTGATGTCTAATGGGCCAAACGAATAGATCAAAAAGTGTAACATTTGCTTTTTTAACATGTACGGGTCGAATTGCCTCAAAGTCTTCAAGCAATTGGGTTACTTGAACTGGCCGTGTGTTTTTGAAATGGAATTTTATTTCTTTTTGCAGAAAATCCTCTTCAATCTCTGTAAGATCCCCTGCTTCTTTGCCGATTGAGCGAAGTGTTTCGAGCGTAAAAGGGAGGCTGGACAGTCGTTTTCGTATGATATTCAGCCGTCTTTCCTCATGGCCTCCCACTTGGATTTCGTTAAAATAAATCCAGTCCCAAATATCCAAGCTGTAGGTAGCCTGCGGTAAAATAAATTGACGACCTATGTCTTGAATCTTCTCTCTTTGAAATGCGCTTTCTTGACCTGTTGCCGAAAAATGAATCTCTGCTACATCGTTTTCATACCAATAGGGAGGCAGTCGTTCACGGTACGTAAATGGAATCATGTCAGAACCTCCATGATCACATGAAAGACGGCTTTTTGCGGTTTTGTAATATTGCTTGTACCGCCATTTAACGTGTAATCAGCGTAATCGGTAACGCCATCAATCCAAAAAAGCGCACCCATTTTCTGATACACAATGGTGTTACGCTTTCTTACATAGTCCTGTATTCGTTTTTTTAGCAGGAGTATCGTTTGATCGCGTTTTGTATCATCCGCCATACTGAGTCTGACTTTGACCTCAATGTCGAAAATGTCGGCAGAATGACACTGTAGATCGTGACCAGCTACTCGCTTTTTTTCAAGCAATCCTCTAATCCTGCCCGCAAATTCAGAAGTGACCGGCACCCCATCAAGATCCACTAGGTACAGGTCGACCGATACGTCACTGCGTTCATGCTCAACAGCAACAGCTCCACCTACTCCGTCCAACGCGAGTGCCCAGCTAACATAATCTTCAGTGCGTCCGTTTCCTTCTGTCGTTCGTTTTTTATCGATAATACGTTTCCGATAATCCTCGTCACTTTCACCTATCTTTTTTTCAACACCCTCTGCGATGCCGTGCGCCTCCAGGAATTCACCATCTGCCCACACGACAAAGCCCTGAAGAAAAGCGTATTCTAATAATAGCTGCTGATCAGCTATTTCTTCTGCTAAAGGGTACCAAAAGTCATAAAAAACCTCCCCTTCTTCTGTTGCTGGAGGAGTCTGGCCTTTCGCCTCAGCGTAGGCAAGGGCGCGATTAACGATTCGTTGATAAATTTCATCTGGAGATTCTTTAAGGACGGGCATTTGCGGCTGCTCTAACGTTTCCAAATATCTACCACCACCTTAGTCTTTCCCCGTACCCCTTCAATCTCTAGTCTCAGACCTATTCGATTCTCCTGATATCGAATATCCATAACCTCTGCTCGCTCAATCTCTGAATGAGCCTCCAGCGCATCCTCCATATCCCGCTTAATCAGGGCTAACGGTACATGCTTAGGGAGCTTGCCAATATGCTCAAAAAAATCTACCCCAATTCGATCACTGTAAATCGCATATTGAAATCGTTTGGTATGCAGGATTTTTTTCGCAATCTCTTCCAAATACTCAGCATAATTACTAGTCTTTACATGTCGGCCATCTGTTCCTTTGATAAATTGAAACGTAGTCCAATCCAATTTATAAGTCCAGGGTATCGGGGAAGGAGTATCTGTTAACTCCCGATTACTTTCTAAAGTAGGAAACATTTATTTCACCTCACCCAGCACTAGATATTGCCCCGAAGAACATCTCATTAGAGCATAGGTAGCCCCTAGTTGAGGCTCTGTGAATAGTTCATTTTTAAAGAATACTAGATCATCCTCTACCTCTTTTAGGGGCGTTGGGTCCTGATCTAGTTTAATGACCACTGGGGCATAATTTTGTAGCGTGCCAAATTCGATCTGCGTATCACTAATGCCACTTCTTGCTTGGGTAAACAATCTATTAATCGCTTGTTGCATCCTATCCTCTCCATTCCAATTGTAAGTCCATCACAAATTCCCTGTTTTTCCATCGGGTATTGCAGGAGGTCACGATCCAACTGCTTTGTTGACCATTTATCTCCTGAATTTTCACCAGCCAGCCTGACCGCAATCTAGCAATGAGTGAATTTGTGTGACGAACGGTTATGGAGCGTGTTCGCGGTATTTTAGCTAACGTAGCAAGCTGTTTGTACGCCAAAGAGGCGAGATTCTTCTCCTCGCCTGCATCAATGATTTTTTGCATCCGTCCGATCTTTTTCATCAAATCATGATGTTCCCTCGTGACTCTGCCTGCTACCCGATCTTCTTCATAGCGTTCTACTGTTACAGCCGTGTACACCTCCTCCAAGCTTTCCCCGGTAGAGCTAGCCTCCAGCATATTAGCCTGAAACACAGGGACATAGGGATTGTTTCCCTCTGCTAGCACAATCAGCTTATCCCGTTGGTGCTGGATAAAATAGCGAAGTCCTGTCCGTTCAAAGGCTCTCTCCGCTATATCTGTAAACAAAGAGGTATACGGCTGGGAAGGGAGCCGTTCCTTTACCGTAAATCCAAAGGCTGGGCATTGAAACGAAATGCCTGCTCCCTGGATAATCCTCTCCAGCTCCTTCCCTGCATCCCCTTTCAAATAGGGCCTTGAGCAATCATTTTTTTGTAAATACCATGACAGCTCGTAAGCAGTTCCGCTCAGCTCCTTCGTTTTTTCGTCCCGATTCCATTCGACTAAGGGGCCGTGAAAGAGCTGTTCGCTTTCCTTGGCTTCATTAGGAAACATCATGAGATAGCCAGCAGCAGCTAATACAGGGGGATTACGGAGCTGAATCTGACACACCTGGGCAATCTGTCCTCTGGATGAGGACCAAGAAACATCCGTCACGGCAGGTGTTACATCAAGTCGGGTAGCATCTTTACCATAAATCACACGCATAGCCGCTCCCTCCTAGGCTTTGCTTTTATATTCAGCATTTTTCTTTTGGATACGAGTAAGCTGTTTGCTACGCATCTCTCTATCCTGATGAATCATATTTTTGGCTGGTGTTAAAAGATATGGGGATGATTGCTGTTTCTTTGCGGTTTTTCCTGTCGTATTGGCACGAGCCTTTTGTTGCTTAGCCATGATCACAGGCGGCTGTAGAAGCTCCTTATTGCTAGACCACTCTACGAACTCATCTTTAATAAAAATCGGTAATTCAATGGACCCGTAATAATCTACATTCATTCCTTTAAACGTGCCATCCACAGGGCCGATTAAGACATTCCATGCTAAATTTAACTCGTCAATTGTGAGCAGAACCTCTTTCCCTGAGATACGATCTAGACCGGCTAACCATTCACGTGGTCCCTGATAGCCTTGCACTTCGATTAAAGGAGATTCTATATCGCCTGGAAGCCAAAACTCAAAGGAAATTGACTTCGCTCGATTAGCAGATAGTCTGTTTTTGGTAACAAGCGAAATACTGGTAGATGTTTCTGCATCATTTCCGTAACCTTTTATTTGCACTTCTGCTGGGGTTACGGGAAACGTCAGCCGATACTTTCCCTGCATACGAATCATGCTTTTCCACCTCTAGTCTCTAATGCATTGACGAAAGCAGTCTCGATGATACGTTTAATTTCATTGGTAACAGTAGGGTCCTTCAATAATCGAATCATACCTACAACATCCTGAAGCACACCATCTGCATGTAGCGTGATAGGCATGGAAGAGACCATTACCGATAGATTTTGAGCTGTATCCTTCTTATTTGCGGCATTAGTAGCTGCCGGCGTTACTTGTGGTGCTGGTGTCGTCGTTAACGTATCTTGTGGCTTACTGCTCGCAGGCTTGATTTGACTAGGGCTAGCATCACTACTAGCTGGAGTCGGTGCGGGTGCTGGAGGAACTGGTGCGGGTGGTGTCTCTGGCTTTTCTTTGCCCCATCCGAACCAATCAGGCAATTTTTCCATGAGGAAGTCTCCACCAACCGAACCTAAAAATCCACCCACTACTCCGCCAACCGCTGTGCCTAATCCTGGCACAATCGAGCCAACTGTAGCACCAATCATAGTACCTGCCGCTTTCATCCCGGCACTTCCACCAAGCTTTAATAGCTCCATCGGTTTGTTGTCAGAGGTAACCAATGAGGCGAGGCCCATTGCTTCTCCTACAAAAGGAATTTTTTTCAACAGACCTTTTCCAAAGGATTTCACCCCACCAAAACCTTTGCCGCCCAGATTCTTTAATCCGTCCCACGCGGCACCACCAAAGCTTTTTATCCCTTCAAAAGCTTTACCACCAATGTCCTTTAATTTGCCGAATCCGGTAGTGGGCTTGCCAGCTTTTTTGGGGACTGTAGTAGGAGGTTTAGACTTAGGAGTAACTGGCTTGGCTGGTTTGGGTTTAGCTTTTGGTTTCGTAGTTTTTTTCTTATTACTTGGGCTACTTGGATTATTTTTGGTTGATTTGCTGGGTCCTCCCGTGTTTTTTCCACCGAAAGTAAAGGGCCCTAGCTTTCTTTTCCCCTTTTTGCCACCTCTTTTTTTCTTCGAGCCCTTACGCTTCTTACGTTCTTCCCCACCTGCATCTGGACTGTCATCTGAATCTTCATCCTCTTCTTTCTTTGGCTTTCCCTTCTTCTTTTTAGCAAGAGCATAGATACCTATCGCCTCTATGGTATATCTAGCCAACTCTGGTAATTCATTAAAAGTTTTGATACAGAGAGTCAATGCACCAGCTAACGTTTTTATGACCGGTGTTAAATCCTTGGCTACTGTAGCTGTTAAGTCCACCATGGCTGCCTTGGCTTCACTTTGGGCTTGCATATATTCAAACCAAGGATTTTGGTCAATTACAGCCTTATAGGATTTATTTGCTTCGTTATTAGCCACTTTATTTTCCACTTCGCCAGCAGAAATTTTACCCGTTTTCTCCATAAGCGGCACTAGATGCTGTAATAGCTCCTTACCAGAGCCTGAGCCTACTGCATTTAGCATCTCTTGACGTACATTATCATCTTTAATAGAAGCAAGATTCATAAAAATACGTCCCATCGCCTGCTGATTATCGCTTTTATTATCTGAATGCAAGAGCTGGGTTACTTGAATGGCCTCTATGTCAGCTAGCCGTTTGGCTTCCTCAGGACTTTTCCCGTCCGCCTCATAGCCTTTTTGTAATACTTTACTCAGCTCACCCTGAGAAGACATTTTTAAGGCAATATCTTTTAACGCGCCTAGCGGCATGTCATTTGATGGAATACCCATGTTGCCAATTTCGCCGACCATCATCGCCATTTTCTCTGGTGTATCCATTACCATCCCTAGCTGGGAGGTATATTTGATCATAGAGGGTACAAAATCACCGCTAAAATCCTTCATATTGTTACTCATATATTGAAGAGAATTTGCCAGTCGCTCAGGATCAGTAACTCCTGTGCTGTCGCGTAATAGAGCCATCATTTTTAAGCTCTGGTCAGAAGAAAACCCTGTAGTCATACTTAATTTGGTAGCATATTCGGCAAATGCAGCCTTATCCTTTGCATTTACATCGTCACTTTTGTTATAGATGTTTATAGCTTCTGTCTTACTTAGTTTCGGGTTGATTTGGATGATTTTCTCAACACTACGATCTAAATCTTGGACCTCGGCATCCGTTTTTCCTTTGGCAATAAATAATCCGCGTTCTTTTGCCGCAGCTTGAGATTCAGGGATTGAGTTTTTGTACCAGCTCACCCCCTGCCCTGCGAGGTCAACAAAGGGGCTAGCAGAGCCGCCGTCATCTCCTCTACCACTCACCCCCACGGGTTGACTAAATTGCCTGCGCATTTGCGAAATTTTTTGTGTCGCCTGATCGTCTATTTTTACACGAAGCTTGGCTTGTACGGAGGTTCCCAGTTGCTGTAATTGAGAACGTACCTCTTTAATGCGCCGTTCCATCCTATCAGCTTCTTGTAAAAATCCGCGTCCCAGTTGTCCCAGAGCTACTTGCAACGAATCCGAGTCTCTTTTCCATTCCAGCATGCCCTGCCTTACCTTAAACATCTCCTTCTGGACAGAAAGTAGCTCAACAACCATATCGTTGCCCATTGCATTCACCTCCGTTCATGCTATATCTTTTCTTCATCAAAAAAACGGCGGAGGATATCATTTCTCCTCCGCCTCTAATTCAATGATCTGACATGCGATAATAAATAATTTTTGCTTATAACGATCTACTTCGTACTCTACGATTTCCGCCGGGAGACCTCTGCCATGCAGATAAGCCTTCGCTACATGCCAAGCCTCCGCGTCGGATTGAATTAGTTTTTTGCTTCTTCAATCGCTTCTTCTTCTGTATGACCCTGATTTGCTTTGCGCACGGTTTCTATAAGGAGCGCATATGCGTCTGGGTTGCGATCAAATAATTTGCCAGGAAGCTCGAATTTGTCCCCTGCTTTGTAGGCTTTCTTTAGCTCTGGATCGTTCCAATTAAAATCATGTTCAGTCGCCTTCACAATGCGAGCGTCATTGTAGCGATACCAGTCGAATTTATCACCTTTATCAGCTTCACGCTCACAAATCCGACTTTCCATTAAGGTTAGCTGACGTACCTTCCATACTTCGCCATCAATGCTGACTTCTACCTCATGACGTGGTGTTGTTTCATTTGCTTGCGCTAAGAATTTTTCTAATTTCCCCATGAAAAGACCTCCTATTCTTCTGTATATTCTGGTAATTTATCAAGATAATCAGGCTTCTTGTTACTGCGGCCTTTAATTTCATAGGTTGCGTTATCGGTTCCATCTGCCTTTGCTTCCCATAATGTGATTTCTTCTGGGTTTAAATAGATATCCGTTAAACGAACGCGTTCTGTATTGCCGTTTTCCTTATCGACCATTTCGCCCAAAAGCTGTGGAATGACAGGAGTTTTACCCTCCGTAATTTGGTCCACGCAAAAATATTTGAGCAGAGCGTTAACAGATGATACCTTTAAAGTAACCTCTACATGCCAAGAATCAATGGTTTGCACCGAGCCCTTTTGCAGACGCTTTACATCGCCATACTCTGTTTTTAAGACGGCCTTTCCTTCCAATGTACCGTAGATTGGATCACCATTTTCATCATATACCTGACAATTTTTTAATTTAATATCGCTTTGACGCATGCTTACAGCACCTCCCATTCAATATCGAAAAGCTCAATAGCATCTAGTGGCTTGGCGGCTAAGCGGAATCCGCGTTTGTCACCAATTCCATTTTTCTTATCTTCAAAAATCCAACCTTTATCAATAGCGCCTTGCGCTTCACGCACTTCGAGATAGGTCTTAACCGCTCCAACGAACGTCGCACCGCCAATATCGTTATTGTCCAATTTGCCTTTATATTTTTTACCAACAGAGGTAATGTCATTAACAATTTGATCAAGGGTCATAGAGACACGAATTTTACCAAAATCCTCACGCTCTGCTGCTTTTAATGTCGTTAAGGTGTTGACCGCACTTTCAATCAGGTACACATCACCATCGCGAACAGCAATCAATGAACCAGAGTTAAGCGCGTTTTGAATTTCAGTGTGTCCCCAATCCTTTGCCGCCTTTTTCATCGGTACTAGCTGTGCACTCAGAGAAATGTGAGCTGGCGTAGCAGCGATCATACCTGCTAGCCATGCCGCCCATTCCAGGCTTCCATAGGTCTTGCCGTTTACATGCTGACCTGCAATGGCGCAGTTAACAACACGTCGAGAGTTGTTGGCGACAGAACGATCCACATGCTCGTTCATGTTGCTATCTTTTTCTGGCAAACCTCCGATTACTAGCGTGCTACGTTTTTTGCTAAAAAGCTCGCGATCGACCATGAATTGTTTAGCTGCTGCTTGGATTCCCGCATCAGCCGACGGTAAATACATCGCGTCGAAATCAACACCTGAGATGGAGTTAAATAGAGTAGTAAAGTCAGTAGCCGATAAAGTAGCAATGCCGCTTGTTCCCCCCGAGAGTGCCGCCATTGCTGTTTCTTCTACTGCTTTGTCACCCAGCTTTTTCACCTTGATATAGATGGATTGTTCTGCTTTGGTTACTAGCTCGTCCATATTTGCAAATGAGAACTTCTCTGTTTTTACTGGGCCTTTGACCTGTAATTCCTTTTTACCTAATTCTGCTGTGGAATCCTTGATCGAAATTTGTAGCTCATTACCAATTAAGCCTGGATAACGTGCTTGAATAGCAATCGAACCTTCTTGTGAATAGCTGGCCGCAACACTCTTACCGTTCGTCATACGATAGCCAACTACAGTAGCGCCACCTTCTGCGGCCAACTCCAAAATATCGATTTGTCCAAAGGTTTCTGCTACGCGCTCTTCATAACCCTTCATTGTAATGACCTGATCAGGGGCTCCCCATTCAGCTAGATACGGTACTAGTACCACACCACTTTTCGGTAGGACTCGCTCCTGTGCTTTCGCCTTTAATTCTACGTTTACACCTGGTCGTTCACGTTGGATTGTCATACTATTTACCTCCTCGAAATGTAGATACGTATTGTCGTACTTGTTCTTCATTAATTACCTGCTGATCTGTAAATGCATGTAACGCTCCTGCTACTTCAAACCGCTCAGCTTGTAACAGAGGTGCACTCTCAATCCATTCCAGACGAGTGCGCTTGTTCTCCTGAGCTGTAATGTTGAGGGGCTGTGACTCTGCTCGCTCGTTGTTCTTTTTTAGCGGTGTTTTTTTCACTGCACCTTCATTGGTTTGGCCTATTGATTTAGCCATGTCCATCCTCCTTCACATCAAAGATAGCAATTTTCTCAATCTGCTCTCTTCGTACAGGCATGAGGTACTCATAGCGAAATATTATTTCGGCCCGTTCTTTTTTTTCGGTATTCACAGAAAAAGTATTCGGGTCGATATCAAGCAAGAGCTTATTTTTGCCTCGGTAACTATAACGTTGCTTTCGTAACAAATCTCGCAAGACACCTGTCGAAAGCGGAACTTGCTTTTCTTGCTCCAAGGGATAGTGCAGCATAATAGTTGCTTCACAAATCACTTTGTAGCTGGTCAGGCTATTTCCCTTTTCACTGATCGTTTGGGTCATGACAAAAGCGGATGGTAATGGAAACGTCCCCTCCATCCACTCTCCTAATTGGGAAATGATCGATATTTGAGGATATGCCTCCTCTACCAAATCAATTAGCGTGGACAAATCCCTGTCCATCTCTATTTGCACCTCCTTTCAAGGCTTTTGCTCATTGCTTTGTGGCTAGGGGAGGCGATCTTCCCTCATAGGTTGTTGCCTGCTTCCTAGTCTGGTTGACCTTTTGTTTTGCTGATCGTTTTACAGATGCTAGCTGCTTGTGTATAAATGGCTTTCTTTCATGAGCCAGTTGTTCTCTGACAGCTCCTAGTAATCTTGGATGCAGGATCAT